CATGTTTTATCTCCTTCGTTGTGCAACTTGTTGTTGCGGTTGTTGTTGTGGAGCAGGAGCCATTATAGCAAAAGCTTGGTCATACTCCTGTTTTAAATCTTGTAATCTAGCAGTCTGCCATTGATATTCTGCTGTTTTCTCAGCTATTTCCTGCTGATAGGCTTGTATTTCTGCAGCTATTTCTATTTGGTAATCTGCAGTTTCAGCTTGATATTTGGTAAGTAGAGCTTGATTATTAGCTATTTTACCTTGCATAGTCTGAACATCTGACTGTAACTGAGTAGTATATTCTTGAACTTCTTTATTCACTTGTGCCTGATACTTTTGTATTTCTCCACTAAATAAAGAAAGTTCTTGAGTGTAATCCTGTATAGCAGCCTGTAAAGTTAAGTCACCTTCTTTTTGTGCTTCTGCTGCATCAACTTGAAACTTTGCTATCTCTGCCTGTATATTAGCTTGATATCTAGCATTCTCTTTATTAAACTCATTTAATTCATTCTGAATATCAGCTTGATATATTGCTATACTATCAGATTCAACTTTTGCCCAAGCTTGATAAGATGTGCTCATCTCTAATTGGTAACGTGACAGTTTCTGTGTGTACTCCTGAACTTGTTTATTAACATCTAACTGATATGTTTGAGATTCAGCTTGATACTTTTGAATCTTACGAGCTTCATGTGCATCTAATAATTGTGCTTCCTGCACATATTCTTGTAAGATAGCCTGATATTTAGCATTCTCCTTGTTAAATTCATTTAGTTCATTTTGTAGATCGCTTCCATACTGTTGAAGATCAGTCTGCCTTTCTGTTTGCCATACCTGTAAATCGCCTTGAAGATTCTGCTGATATTCCTGGACTTGTGTGTTTACATCTGCACTATATGTGCCAATCTCAGCCTGATACTTCTGTAGCTTCCTTGCCTCGTGAGCATCTAATAGTTGTGCCTCTTGTATATATTCTTGTACGATAGCTTGGTACTTAACATTCTCTTTATTGAACTCATTCAACTCATTTTGAACATCAGTTCCATATTTCTGAAGATCAGTTTGTCTCTCAGCCTGCCATACTTGAATGTCTCCAGCTAGATTCTGCTGGTATTCCTGTACTTCCTTAGCGACATCGGCTTGATAATTTTGTACCTCAGCAGTATACTTTTGAAGTTCAGCACTATATTCCTGATTTTCTTTTTGTAGAACTAAACCTACTTCCTGAGTAGCTTGTTGTAATTGAGCTTGATATTCAACATTATCCTTATTAAAAGTATTCAATGCATTCTGTATATCACTTCCATATTTCTGTAAATCTGTTGTTCTCTCTGCTTGCCATACCTGTAGATCACCTGCAAGGTTTTGCTGATACTGTTGAACTTCTTTACCAATTTCTGCCTGATATGTACCAACTTCTGCTTGATAGAGTGCAACTTTTCTATTATTATCTTGAACAATAGCCTGCATATCATTAACTCCATTTTGCAATTGCCTTTGTTGATCTCTATCTTTATTGGTTGTTGCAAGTTGAAGATCAGCCTGTGCTTTTGCAAGGTTAACTTGATTTGTGACTTGAAGTTCCTGTACTGATTCTTGTATAGCTGATTGATAAGCTACATTTTCTTTATTGAATTCATTCAGCTCATTCTGGATATCAGATGCATATTTCTGCAGATCAGTTTGCCTTTCAGTTTGCCAGACTTGCAGATCACCAGCAAGATTTTGTTGATATTCTTGAACTTCCATTGCAACTTCTGCTTGATATTGTTGCAATTCAGCTGAATATTTCTGTATCTTACTATTATTATCTGCAATATCATCTTCCATTGCTTTTGCTGCATTAGCTAGATTCAAAGCTTGATCTTGGGATTTGTTGAATTGATCTATCTGTGTTGATTGTTGTGCTTCCTGTCTATATTCTTGTGCTAAATTATTTGCATTAGCAATAGCAACCTGTAAATCTTGATTTTCTTTCGTTACAGCCTCTTGAAACTCCATCTGATAACGAGCATTTTCCTCATTAAATATATTTAATTGATTTTGCATATCTGCTTGGAATGCCTGCAAGAATGTAGATATCTTCTGTAAATGTACTTGTGCTAATTCTGTATCCTCTTCATCTTCTATTATTTGTCCAGCTATACTAAACCAATGTTCTATATCAATATCAGAAGCTGCAGCCCCTATTGTACCAGCTTCCATCTCTGTTAAATAAGTACTAGCAGAAGTAAATACAGGAGCTGTATAGTCAGGAGCATGAGTAGAAACATCAACCGTACCCTGTTCACTTACTAAACTTGCAGTAGAAGTTACTCCTGTTGCAGCAGCATTCGCATTTGATGCAGCACTGTAAGAAATAGTAGCTATTGTTGGACTATCTGGTGGCACAGCAGTAATACTAAGATTGGAAATAGTAGGTGCTGTTCCTAATGATAATACAGGCTTAGTATAGGCAGGAGCAGATCCAGTATATGTACTGGATGCAGAAATAGCTGCAGTTGTAAAAACAGGAGCATTAGCATCTAATGCAGAATCTATACTGGTAAAAGTTACTGATGTTAAAGATGGAGTAACTGGAGATACTGCACTTATAGACAAGTCCGATATTGTAGGAGCAGTACCAAGAGAAATAACTGGTGCTACATAAGAAGGTGGACTTGAAGCAGGATTAAAAATACCTGAAATATCTGGAGCTGTAAAACTAGGTCCACTTGGAGACACAGGAGATATAGCCGATATTGTTAAATCTGAAATCGTAGGAACTGTTGCAAGAGAAAGCACAGGTTTTGTATATGCTGGAGCAAAACTCGATGGGTCTACAATAGCCTGTGATGAAATTGCTGGAGCTACAGGTACAGCGGTTGTAATAGATAAATCTGAAATAGTTGGAGCAGCACTTAATGATAATACTGGTTTCGTGTATGCAGGAGCAAAATTAGAAGGATCAGAGATAACCTGTGATGAAATTGTTGGAACTGCTGGAGCTACAGCAGTTATAGATAAAGCCCCTGGATCATTGTCTCCAAATGGATTACTGCTAGATGTATCTTCATAAAAAGTATCAAAAGATACTTTAGTTGTAATAGTAGGTTTTGAATAAGTAGGTACATCCCCACTAATATCAGCCTTTGCAACTGTTGCCACACCAGGAGAACTAATACTTGGATCAGATGGAGTTCCAGGCACAGAAGCTGAAATACTTAATGCATTTGTTTCACTAAAACTTACTGTAGCTAAATCTGGAGCAACTGGGGATACAGATGAAAGACTGAAAGTAGATATATCCACAGCAGATAAAGCACTCTGAAGAGATTTGATACCTGAATATAAAATCACTAAATATACTTTATCATTTGGAAAATACTTAATACCTGTACTAGCATGATCTAATGCAGTTCCATCTGTTTCTACAGGTGCATTATTTACATAATAAACTTTAAATGCATTTGGATCCGCTCCTGGAGCTGGAAAAACACTAACCAAACCATTATCTCCCACCATATATGATGGATAAAATTTTGATGAAAAATGGAGACTGTTTACATCAGTTACAAGATATTGTTGAGATGGAGATACTTTTCTGCAAGGTCTCCAATTATCACTAGTAACTCCATCTTCTCTTACTACTGATAAAATTTTAGCTCCATTAATATCTAAAGATGCATTTGATGTTGTTTCAGCACTCTCCCTTAAAAAATCTTCTATATCTTGAGGTCTTAATCTTATTACTCGATTAGTAACGTCAATAACTCCATCATTTAAAAATGTGGAGAATTCAGCTCTACTTGGAGCAGTAGAACTAGCATCTATGGTTAACCCTGTTAACCCCATTGCTTGTGATTGAAAATCTGCCATATTATTTATGAAGAGAGAAGGTCACCAGCATAGCCGAAAGGAAGCAAAAACCATATCAGCAACCTTCTCAAATCCATTTTGTTTAGCTCACTATCCTAAGACTAAGCTCCATTATCAGTCAGACCAGATATATACCAATTGGTACCATCAGAGATAAGTTCAAACCAATCTCCAATTTCTCCATTTGTTAAGGTATATCCACTAGCTGCAGCTATACGCTCAAAATCACCAGCAGCAAAATCACCAATTTGACCGTATATTTTGCTAGCACCGCCAGCTATGACATGATTACTACCATCTCCAGAAATTAATTTAACCTGAAATCCTGCTATATTAGTACTAAGCGTTGGCAAAGTAACCGTTATAGCAGCATCTTTCAAGATAAATATCTTTCCAGAATCACTAGGATCAAGAGTAAATGATGCAGTAGCATTAAAAACAACTTGTCCACCATGTGAAGGATGTGAACCGACTTTTACTAAAGCCATCAGTTATCTCCTTACGATGCGTTAATTATAGCAGTCGAAGCTGGTTCAGCGTGTACTGTCGTTAGACAAGCTAATACACACCAAGCTATATCATCTACTGCAATAACTTCTATAACATCACCAGATGTTCCTGCGAGAGTCGCAGAATTAGATGTGAAGTCAAGAACATCATAGTCTGCTACAGTAGCAATGGCAGTAGCATAATCTATGTCTTGAACTTCAGTCTTATCATCTGTTGTAGAAAGCACCTTTATTTGACCAAAGAAACAATCTCCAGAAGCAGCATTTATTTTAGCTCCAGCAGTCGTATCAACTCCTAAAATAACTCTGTAATTTAATCCTGCTTTAGCAGCTGGAAGAGTTATTTCTTTAGCAGCAGCATTTACAAAAACAGTAGCACCTGATTGAGCAGCTACTAGTGAAAGATCATCATTCGTAACCAGCACCTCATGTCTACCATCTTGTATTTTACCATCAGCTTTATTTTGTCCATACATTGGATTTGCCATTACAAACCTCCTTATGTCCAGATAGCATGGGATTCGGCCATTGACCATTCCATGCCAGCTTCAGTTAAGATTTGATCTACTCTACGGTCGACTCCTGAGTTCTCTAAAGTTTGAACTCCTACGTAGACTGAAGTATCACGATTAATACCATTACCAACCAAAGGCCTGTAAGCACAGTTCTTCATGTTGATACCTAACATTTTAACATTTGTACCATCAAGATGGACATTACGTGCAACCTGCATGTCGCCATACACAGTTGAAAATGTGCTTATATCAACACCAAATACCTTCTTCTTTCCAGTTAGTGACATATCAGCTCTAAAGTTAGGCGATATTTCGAGATTATTCGCAAAATATCCACTTAGTTTATGAAGCCAATTATATACTGCTGTAGAGCAGAAGAATAATGTTGCTTTACTTTGATTGTATCTTGGATCCACATAACTTGAAAGATCATCAAGAAAATCATCTTGAGTCTTAGAAGCAATAGTCAAACTAAATTGATTGCCATAGTTACTAATGTAATCCACTGCACCTTGAGTATATTGAATGCTATCACCATCTGAATACTGAGATCCAAATAGTAATGACGTTTCAATATCCCACTTATGTTCAATCAGCTTTTCCTTCCACACACGTGCCCACTCATTTGGTTCAAACTTCAATACTG